GTGTTTCTGGAAAGTTTTTCTCAAGCTCGTTATCTTTGCCCACTTTTCTTACTATTTGGCGTACCCGCTCACGACTAATTGCATATTTATTGGCAATAGCTTGAAGCGTTCTCTTTTCTTCTACCCGTTCTCTGTAGATTTCCTGATTTCTAGTCAACATCATACAACTCCTCCACGTTGTTGACTCGCTTCACAAACAAAGGTGTGGTATCTCCCACCCATGCCCCGACTACGTTGTAGTACATAAAGTCCACAGCCTCATCTATGCTCATGTTGTCTCGCTCACATAGAATGGCTACGCATTTATCAAAGTCATACACCACTATGGGGGGTTGCCCCGCCCTTTCTCCCATGCCGATAACGGCATCATTAAATCCGTCCGCTAGTAACATTAGAAAGGTGCCTCCGTTTGTTCTGACCCAAAGTTAGGGCTGTTAAACTCAATATCTCCTGACTCAAATGCTGGAACCTGCCATACCCTGACAGTTCGAGACTTGATGCGCAGAACAGTGCTGTCGCCGCCCCTGTCCCGTAGACGCTGGGCTATCTTGTGTGACTTGTACTCAAAGAACTTGTTGCGCTTCAGGAAGGACTCAAAGTCTTTAAGGCGGAAATATGTCACGCCCTCTTCCTCATCTGTCCAAGGCCGCTTGAGCAGGATCTCCTCTTTGTCATTAGCCTTCTGCATATGAGCGCAGAACTCTTCCAAGTAATCGTAGAATTGACCGCTGATGCTGGCATCTTCCGCCACTTCCATAATTGCGCTTTCGTTGTCGCGCATCTCATTCATCAAAGCACCGATACGCCCCTCCCAAATCTGCTTGCTGACAGAGCGTGGCATGAAGTTAAGTTGCTCCATACAGGCCTTCTGGAATACCGGCTGGCTCATCAGAGCCTCTGTATCAAGTTCTACGGGCTCCCCGTTTACATCCACAAACCAGACGGGCGGGACAGAGTTGTATTTACGCAGGTTAGCGATAGCCGCGCCTTGAATAGCCGCCCCGACACCGTGCTTACGGGTCTGACACAATTCTTTGTTACAGTGCGCGTTGATAGGCGCATCACTACACTTATATGTGTAGTCTTTGCGGTTTAGCTGCTTGGTTATCACAGTGACTTCGTTGATAGCCAAGGGCGGATCTAAGTATTGCAGGTTGTATGTCATAATTTCGGTCTCCCAGCTATCTGGGTAGGCCTTGCGTACATACACGCCTAAATTAAACAGCCCGTTGTTGCGGGCACCTTCGCCTATTTTGTTTTTAACCAGAAACTGTAGACAGGGCGGCCCGTCTTTTAGCGTGGCAGACTCCGCCTCGTCACCTATTTGCAGTTGCAGTAACTGCTCTGGTGTCTGCTTGTGCGTCTCATATAACTCAAAGAACTCGTCGAGCGTGGCAGACGTGCCGTCATCTTTAATCGCGTAGCGTAGGCCGTCTTCCGCGTCGTAATAAGGTAGGTTCAGGAAGTTGCCAACATCGTCGCGGTCAAGATGCAGTTTTACCTGCTTTGGAAATATCTCACTGCCGCCATATCCCAATGCGGCAGAAATCTGTTGCAGGGTAGCCTGCATATCTTTGGCTTCTACCCACTCTGTAGTGAACAGGAAGCAGTGTGCGCCGCCGGACTTAGAGCGGCAGACAACAAGCGGTAGTTTTAACTTACGGATCTTTTCTACCAGTAGCTTGTGGTCAAGCGGATACTGGTCAACATCAATACAACCCCAGACACAGTTGTTGTCTTCGTTAATCGGAATAATACCAATAGCACGGCCTTTGCCGGACAGGTGCCCTTCCCAAAGTGCCGTGGTGCGCGGTTCGCGCATGATAGCGGCACGGCCCGTGTTCTTCCCGTTGGCCTGCTTCTTTTCGACTTTATATGTGCCGTAGGCCAACTGTAGGCCATTAAATACGGCGGAAAACTTTTCTACAGACATGACGCCCCCAAAAGAAAAAGGGTGACGTTATAACGCTATAACGCCACCCCAGTTACTTAGAACGGCACGTCGTCGGAGAGGTTTTCTCCGCTAACATTATCGTCCTGATGCTTCACAACAACGTCACCTGACTGGATACTTGCGTTGAACTCTTTTGCACGGTTGTACAGGTTCATATCCTCGACAGGACCGACGCGGCTCATTTCCCAGCCGTGCCAGCTACCTTTGCTGTTTTCTTCCAGTTGCGTCTTGAGGTGGTAAACATGGCTAAAACGTGGCGGGGTAAACGGCCCATTCTTGCCCTGCATTGTTACCGAAGACACCATGCTGTTCCATTTTCTGGACTTCTTTAGCTGGGTGGACTTCATCGCAATCAACGCTGTCTCAGCAGAGCCGTCGTCGTTAAGGACGATGACAAAGTGCTGGTGCGTCTCTTCGATGTACTGACCGGATCCGTCGTTGACGTATTCCTTGTTGTCATCAACAGACCGCTCAGTTTTTGGCATCTTTTCACCCGGTGAGTAGATAGCCACGGGAGCGCCCGTTCCTTCGCCTCTAGGGGCCCATTGGATGAACCGACGCTGGTAGGCTACCGGAATGACGTTGATGCCATCCTTGCCTTTGTAAACCATGCCAGAGACACTGTTCAGGATGTCACCCTTACGGGCGTCTTCTAGGTCGTCAAGCTCCTTGCTCATACCACCCAGAATTTTCAGGAATGGCAGGGCAAGATCATCTTGACCCATATTTTCCAGACCAACACCAGCATCGGCCTCAAACATAGTTGGGTCGAACTGGACGATTTCAGCAGTTTTCTGCTCTGCTACAGCATTCTTTTTCTCAGCCATTTTATTTGCTCCTCTTAACAACGGCTCGTTGACCAATGTAGGCTCCAAACAATTCCATCGGGAAATCGTCTCCGTTCTCGACGCGCTCTTTAACAAAGGCACGAAGTGTCTGCGGGTGGATTTCCGTTTTCTGTTCTGCAAGGAAACCTTCTTTTTCAGCAAACTCCTTAAAGGCGGATGCCTTGTCGTCTTCACCGCGGCCAAACTGACACGCGATTGTATTTTTGATGATGTCATCATAGCCTCGCTCCCGTAGCCACTCGTATGCCGCCGGACGATTGTCCACCAGAATGCTTGCGCCGTAGGTTTGCTTGACTGTAACTTCTGAGCCGTCATCAAGTTTCATGCTAGACAGACCAATTTCCGCTAACATAGTAGGTAGGTCTTCATCCGTCATTTTGAGCAAAACTTTCTTCTCGTCCTTCAGCTTCTGCTCAAGGTCGTTGATTGCTTTCTCCTTATCACGGATTGCTCTGGCCATCCCAGCGACTGTAGTTAAGTCGCCTTGGTCCAGTTTTTCGACTGATGTAGCCAAACTGTCTTCAAAGTCTTGCTCCATCTGTTCAAAGATATCGCTCATCGCGTTTCTCCTATCGTGGTTAAAGGCACCGTTCGGGCCTTGACAATGTTATATATATGCTTATATTGTCTTAGTGTCAAGGAGAAAAATCATGCGGGATTATAATTTTAAAACGAAGCCGTTCGACCACCAGCAGAAAGCGTGGGAAGACTCGTGGGCCGCGGACTATTACGCACTGTTCATGGAGATGGGAACAGGTAAGTCCAAGGTGGCGATTGACACTATCGGTGCCTTATATAAGGCAAAGCGGATTAGTGCTGCTTTAATTCTAGCCCCTAAAGGCGTGTATGACAACTGGGTAAAAGGCGAGATACCTACTCACCTGCCCGATGACATTGAGCGCATGATCGTGCGCTGGACACCATCTACCGCTAAAAAGTTTCAAGAAGACATGAAGGAACTTGTGTATGGCGAGTTTGACGGGCTCAAGGTGTTTGTAATGAACGTCGAGGCGCTGTCCACGCCGCGTGGTACGAAGGCCGCATATTTTTTTCTGAAAGAAAATCCTGACAACATAATGGTGGTGGATGAAAGCACGACGATCAAAAACCGCAAAGCGACACGCACCAAAAACATTATGATGCTGGCGAAAGACGCCACATATAAACGCATCCTGACGGGATCCCCCGTGACTAAGTCACCGATGGATTTGTACTCACAATGTATGTTCCTGTCCCCCGAAGCGCTGGGCTTTAGTAGCTACTATGCCTTTCAGAACCGCTATGCGCTGGTGCAAAAGCGCAAGATGGGCACTCGTGCCTTTCAGGAAATTGTCGGCTATCGACGGCTGGATGAACTCAACCTCAAACTGGACCGCTTTAGTAACCGCATCCTGAAAGAGCAGTGCTTGGATTTACCTGATAAGATGTATATACGGCGCGACGTTGAACTGACGGATGAGCAGAAGCGCGTCTACAAGCAGATGAAGAAACTGGCACTTGCTAAGTTGGAGAATGGGGAGTTAGCTACTACGGCTAGTGTGCTGACACAGATTATGCGGCTACAACAGATATGTTGTGGTCACCTTCAACCGGATGAAGGGGAAATTCAGGCTCTGGACAACAACCGCTTGCGGGAGTTGCTGGAGATTACTGACGAGTTACAGGGTAAGGCTATCATTTGGGCGACGTATACACACGACATTCAACAGGTAGCCAATGCCCTGCGCGACCGCTTTGGGCCCGAAGCGGTCGCAACCTATTACGGCGCTACGCCGCAAGATGAACGGCAGGAGATCGTGGAGCGCTTCCAAGAGAAGGACGGGCCGCTACGGTTTTTTGTCGGTCAGCCCAAGACGGGCGGCTACGGCATCACCCTGACTGCGGCGAATACGGTCATTTATTACAGCAATAGTTACGACTTAGAGATACGGTTGCAGTCCGAAGATCGCGCACACCGCATTGGGCAGAGCCGTAAGGTGACTTATATCGACTTGGTGTCGCCCGACACTATCGACGAGAAGGTGCTGAAAGCCTTGCGTAGTAAGATTGACCTCGCCGGTAAAGTGCTAGGCGAAGAGGCTAGGGCTTGGCTGCTTTAACCGAAATTAGTGCGGGCTAACTGGAGGCCTCCGGGGCTCGCTGACATTAAACTGGGGGAGCCTAGAGCCAAAGAATTACTTTGTGGCGGGGGTGCCATCATCGTCGGGTTGCCCCCTGTTTGAACAATGTGGTTTAAGTACGCTTGAACTTCCGGTGGCTTTACATCGCGTTGTGCTAAACGGCCTTGAGCCATTTGAACTAAACGGTCTGGTGATAAAGTCATCGGCCCGTAAGCTGATTGACCACCGTCGCCGGGATTAAAATAGCTTTGGGCGCTCCCCGCAAAATCAGGAAGGCCGCCTGCGGCTGCAAGGCTATTGTAGATAAGCGGGTTCATAGGTGTCGGATCGTAAGGCAACTGCATAGGAGGCCCAGCAAACTCCCCGTCATACCCCATACCCACTGTTGGCCCACCCGGTGTTAGCGGGTCATTAAACCCGGGTTTTTGTGGGGTTGGAAAACCACCATAAAAATCTAACGGCCCCTGTGTAACGCTTCCAAAACCGTCATTGCCCAAACCTACCGTTGGCCCACCCGGTGTTAGTGGATCATTAAAGCCGGGTTTTTGTGGGGTCGGAAAACCACCAAACCCAAACGCGGGGTCGTCTTGAGGCCGCCCATCGGGGACAGGTAGCGGTCCGCCACCAAACAAGCCTTCTGGAATATTTGGTTCAGGGCGCTCATATATTGGTTGAGGCATATTAGGAAACGGGTTGCTAAAGTCAAACCCTTGGTCAGGGTTAGGTAAACCGCCACCACCCTTGTAAAATCCACCAGAGAAAAAGCCGCCGCCTTGATCCGGCTTGATACCAAACTCCTGATACGCGGCATTAGATACGGTTTCCAGAAACGGATCCACGCGCTGCACGTCAATCTGCTCGTTCAAGTAATCGCCAAACGGCTGAAGCACCGACATAATTCCGCCACTATTTCCGCCGCCGCCGTAACTTGGATACGCAGGCACCATGCCGCCCTCACGAAAACCAAATCCACCAAAGCCGTAAGCCTCCGGGTTCTGAGCCACGTTGACGGCTGTCTGTAACTGGCTCTGCCGCTGTGTAGCACGGCCCAAAGCCTCACCTTGAAAAGCATCAATATCGTCTTGTGTAAAGCCCGGCTGGTCTGGTGCAGTCGGCTCAACACCCTCGAACGGGCTAGTGCGGGGGCCCGCGTTCCAATCTTCTATTGCCTTGTTGTAGTCTTCGACCTGCTGTTTGTAGGTGTCGTAATTGCCCTTATAGGCGTCAATTTGACTTTGGTAGTCATTTAATTGCGCTAAGTCTTCGCTACGAAGTCGGCGAGGAATAAATATATGTCCCTGATAAAGCGCCATTACCGTCTCCGCATCAAACTACCAATGCCTTGGTGGACCTCGCCACCTTTGGCAAATTTCATGCCGTAGCCAATACCTATATCACCCGACAAGTTTGTGCCAATGCCCAAAGTGCCGGGGCCTACTTGTGTGTTATAACCGAAAGTGTCTGTTCCCGGCACGGAGCCAAAACCTAAGTTTTGTGCGTTCGCTATTGCCTGCCCAACGGAAGTAGGGGTAGATGGTGCGGATATAGATGGTGCAGCCATAGATATGTCTGCCAGTGACGGCATACTAAAAGAAGGCCCAAAACTAGCTGTCTGTGCCGCCGAAGGTGAAGGGCCGGGAGCCGCGGTCTGCGGTCCGGGTGCCATAGCAGTTGGTGCCATGTCAGCTAGACTTATTCCGGCAACAGGTGCCTGCGGGCCAACATCAAAAAAGCCACTGTCAAAAACTGCACTGCCCACGGCATCTTGAATGCCCTGCGCAACAGCCTGTTTTTCTGCTGATATAGCGGACATTTCGGGGGCGGGAGAAGTAGGGCGTCCACGTTCTGGCTCTTGAGCAGACGGATCATATCCCGGCTTTGTAGAGCCTCCCCCACCAGAAGAGCCGCCGTCACCGCCAAAGCAGCCGAACTTGAGTTCAAATTCGTTTAGA